CCCAACGCTGCTTCGCCCACGAATAGATTGCGATGCGGTCGCAGGTGCCATCCGTGGACGCCGTGGACGGATACGCCATGAGATATATCTTGTTCACCGGGTCGATGGTGGCCGTGACGCGGTAAAGAAACGCCTCGTTGATCTCGTCAAGGATCTGGTCGTCAACCTGTTCCGCGCCAATGGGCTGACACGATTGGCCGTCAAAGGCATACATGCCGGAATCGGCAAGGAAGAAGGTCAGGTTCTGGAACCGTGCCGCCGAACCGGACGCAAAACAACCGACGTTCCGCGCAACCTCGTCAAAGCGGAACACGATGGGCGAACCGACATAGGTCGCGCGCCACACGGAGGTATTCGTCAGGATGGCCGCGAAGTCGCCGCCCGTCACGCGCTTGATGATTTGGTCCGTTCCCGGCAAGTCCTGGTAATCGGATTGGAACCGCTGCGAAACGCCGAAGCGGAGCGGGTTGTTGATGCGGGACCACTGCACGCGGTTTTCAAGGTTGGGCTGATGGCCCGTGAACAGGAAGTCGCGCACCACAGCGATATGCCTTGCCGTTGGCGCAGAGGCCGACGCCGACTGATTGAGAAACTGTGAGGATGTGCCTATGGTGTAGACCTGCAAAGCGTCCGAACCATTTGCGCCAATGACGGTATTGCCGAAAGTTTCAAATTCCCAAGCAGGTCCATCGTTGGCGGTTGTGTAAGACGCAGTGCGGCTTATGTCGTTGAGCGCCGTGGAGCTTTCCTTGTATAGCGCGCCTTCTGTTGCCACGACGGTGAACACGGTTCCGTCAAGGCCCTTGGTGCTGTAGGCCCCACGGACAGTGCTTGCGGCAGCGGCGGAATAGGCTACGGGCTGCGGAAACGGGCCATAGCTCTGCACATACGGAATGCAGTTCTCCGCTTCCTCAAGGTCGCCGTTGAGGAGGTCGGGCTGATCTGACTGTAGCCGTCCGAACAGGACCCGCATGTCTAGAACTCTGTCGGGCGAATGAAGCCCGTGCTGATCTGTTCGCCCATCTCGGCCTTGAGGATGCGAAGGGCTTCCTTCTCAGCCGCCCCTGCCGCCGCCGCCAGTTCCATGTCCTTCAGCACGTTGGCGTGGACCTCGCGCTTGGCACGGTGCCGGATCAGTTCGCGGGCATCGTTGAACCATGCCGTGGTATCGCCTGCGGAATAGGACGCCGAAGCGTTGCCGAGTTCCTTCAGCCCGTCCATCAGCAGCGTGTAATCCTGGTCCGCCATGCTGTCGAAATGGATGGCTTGATTGTAGACGGCATATTCTACGGGCTGGCAGACAACGCGCACATCCTGGCGGGACATGATCCAATCATAGTCCCTGTGGTACAGGTCGAGGTAATCCCCCGCCGCGCGGACGATGCGAACCCGGTCCAGCTTGCGGAAGCGGACGGACAGGCTGGCCAACGTCATCGTATCGGCTGACGTGGAGAGCGTGGCCGTGACCTTGTACGCCTCATTGAAGCCAAGGCGCTCGAAGCGATAGGACCGGATAGCCGTGTTGACCGCCGCCGTGATTTGGCTAGCGAGGTCGGAACGGGCCAAATCGTCTGCAATCTGTGCTTCGATGTCGGAACGTGTGGAGGTCATTGATTGCCCTCTATGCGCTGCGGGATGCCTGCACCTTTCAGCGCGGCATCAACAGACAAGAAATGTTAGGTGGTCAGTCCTGAAGTGTCTGAAGCGTTTCGAGGACATCTTCCGGCAGTTCCGCCGGGACATCGCCCATGTACATCAGGCTAAGGTAGTTTTCCCTTGTAAGAGGAATGCCCTTCCGTGCCATGTACTGCACGATCATGTCTGAACCAATCGGGGGTTCTATACCCGCCTGAAAGGGAGAGGATTTGGGATCGGGCGTCATCAATAGATATTACTCCCTTTTCATAGTTTTTCCAAATGTTATCGACCTTGGCTGCGTTGGCAGCGGTCTTGAATGTGTCAGGGAATATTGACCGCACAACCTCCCATCCCACAGATTGCATCTGGCGAGGAAGTAAACCCTCGCGTGAGGCAGCAACCCGGTACGGTTCGGCGTTCAACGAATAGGTTCCCTGCACTCCGTCCTTGGCGGAACCCTTGGCGGCGACAAACCCCGATTCCGGCCAGAATTTTTTGTCCAAGGCATTGCCGAAGTTTTGGGCCACCTCCGGCGTGTTGCCGCTGAGTGGGCGCATCTGATTGGCTGCAACAGCGTGGGTGTCGGCAGTAACGTGGCCGAGTGGGCTGTTTGGTGCGACGATGTTGTTATAGAAGTTTCGTACCTTGTTCTTTTCGCCCATCAACGTGCTGATCTTGTTAATGTCGCCATTTGCGTCAATCGCACCGATTGCCTTAGCAATTTCGTTCAACGAACCCCAGGCAACCTTTGCATTCCCTCCAGCCTTGGTCGTGACAAACTCACCAAAATCACCTTCCGGCAGAATGGATCTATACCCGCGATCCATGTTCGCCTCGTCAAACAACCGCACCCACAGCGCCCGTTCAACGGGGTCCGTAATGGACGCCAGTGGCTTGCCAGCAATGCTAGTGAGCATGTCGCTGAACTGCGGCTTGAGCAACGCGGGCGGGGCCTTAGAGATGGCGTCCGTCGAGAGCGGCGTCTTGCCGAACATATGGACGATGTCCATGACGCGCTCACCAAGGGACACGTTTTGGAACCAGTCCTTTTGTGGAGACAGCGCCGCGAACACGCCAGCCACGCTGCTGTCAGGCAATCCATACTTGCCAGCCATCTGCTTGGTAATCTTATTGGCCCCGTCATACCACATAGACATGCGGCGGGATTCATCCCCACTTGGCAGGCTTTTTAGAAACTGAAGGTTATCTGCTGACTGGTCGATATACAGTTGCGCCTGTTGTTCGGGTGTTGCGTCTTTAGGGATACGCAGCCCCGGCGTCTGGCCTACAAGAGCAGAGTTGTGAGGGGCGACAGTCGATTGCTGGAAGGATGGGTAATCGCTCAACAGCATGGCATTGAGCGGGTCCACGTCTTTTTTAACTGCCGTTGGAAAGCGTGTGGAAATTTCCATCCCAAAAGGCATTCCGATGCCCATGTTCAGCGCATTCCTAGGCTTCGGAGCCGCCGCACTGCCGCCCGTCACCGTCCCGGCAACCGTCAGGCCGTCTGCAATGTCACGCTCCGAAATAGGCCCGCCCAAGGCCATCGGGCTCTTGAGCAACCGCTCGAACGCCGGAAGCGGGTTGTACTCGTTGAGAATGGCAAGCGTCTGTTGCATCTTGGATGGCGGCGGCGCAAACCCAAACGGCGCGGGCGGCAGATCCTTCGGCTGACGCGGAGCGCGCGGAGCCGGGAGAACCCCCATCGAAAAGCCAAATGGATTGACACCGCCAGCCATTTACGCCCCCTTGCAAGTCTTGATGTGCATATATCGCCCCCGCCCCACGCGCTTGCCGCACTTCGGGCATTCGTCCTTCGGGACGGCAATAATCGGTTTCGAGACAGGTTCCCGCGCATACTGAGGCCGGGTCATGTCAAGCACGCGCTGCGCTATTTCACCACGCTTCGGAAAGTTCATTCAAAATCATCCAGCATTGCAAGCAACCGCCTGAACTCATCAAGCCGTGCTTCTTGATTCGTGCCTTCCAGTTCTGCCAGCAGCATTGACCTGACAACATTCATGAGGGCTTCAATCTGCTGGTCTGTTCTCTCGACCTTGTAGTCCTTTAATAACTTGTCGATCTTATTCATGCCATCAGTTCCATGACACGCTTTTGGACATGCGGCGGGGCGATGTGGCAGCAAATCCGCAATGCCTTCCACCGATCTAAACCGCCGTCCACAAGGGTTTCAAACACGCCGTAGAGGCCAATCCGGTCCCGTTTGTCGATGGTGCGGAGGACGAACAAATCGCGCTCGGTCAGGCTATTCATGCGGCGGCCCTGTCCTGGCGTTCACACATATGCCGCCAGACGCCGAGTTCCTTCGCCGCATGACGCCATTCCTCGAAATACGGGTTTGACAGGTTCCGCATGTGGGCGAACCACGGCCCGCCCAGCGTATAGTGGACGTTCAAGGGGTCGCCCTTGGTCGTGCCGTCAATCCAGTTCCAGCCGTCCAGCAACTCGCCAATGTCGCCGTCGGGGAGCCAGCCAAAGCCATGAAGCCATGAGCCGTGTTCAGCGTTCACCACATCGGGCGTCAGCCACCGATTCGACGGGTGCGCGCAGTTGAACAGCATCACGCTTGACCAATTCTTGCGGTAGTACCGCTCTTGCTTCTGGCCGTCCATCTTCAGCCCTTCTGTGGGCTGGTAATTCTGCTGGCACACCTGAACCGCTTTCGTCGGGTCCATTTCATGCAGCATCTCGGCAATGTCGGTCAAAAACAACTGGTCGCAGTCGATGAAGAGCCCCCAGCCCTCCCACTGCTGAAGCGCCGGAACAAGGAAGCGCGTGAACGAAAACTCCGTGCTGAAGGGCT